GAAGAATTAGTCAGACTGTTTGGTAAACCTAATGGAAGTAACTTTGAGACATTCTTTACTGCTTCTAACTTCCTTCAGTACGGAAACGCACTGAGAGTTGTAAGAGCACAAAGTGCTGTCTTAAATGCAATGAGTGGTGGTTCTGGTCTTTTGATTAAGTCCGACACTCATTATGAAGATAATTACTCAGCTGGTCAAGCATCCAGTGGAGAGTGGGGTGCTAGAACTGCTGGTACTCACGGAAATAGTTTAGGTGTGTCCATGTGTTTGGGTGCAGCTGCTTATGAAGAAAACCTTGCAAACACCAACCAAACTGTTGGTGAAGACGCTGTTGGTGCAACAGTAATTGCAGTAGATAGTGGTGCAGCTTTTAATGTGGGAGATTTAATTTCTTTCTCATCTGCTGATGCATCATCAAATTCTGCAAACTTTGCTCATATTGCTGGTGATGAAGGTAATGAATATGAAATTACTGCAATCGCTACAAATGACTTAACAATTAGATTAAAAGATAATCCAAATGGTGGTGGTGTAAAAGCTATCATTCCAGACAATACGTTTATTCGTAGACGTTGGGCTTTCTATGATTTATTTGATAGTGCGCCTGGCACATCACCTTATGCAACTGGTAAGAACCTTTCTGATGACGAAATGCACATTGTTGTATTTGATACAACTGGTCTTATTTCTGGTTTTAGAAAAGATACTGCTGGTGAAAGAACAAATGCTGTTCTGGAAACATATTCATTTGTATCAAAAGCATTTGGTGCTAAAACTGCACAAGGTGGAACTAATTACTACCCAGATGTAATCTTTAAACAATCTGGATTTGTATATTGGTTAGACCATAGTTCAATACTTGGTGCTGGTGGTGGTAAGATTGCTGCTGGAACTGCTGGTACATCTGGTGATGCATTTGCAGTTGGAACTGGTACTACTGGTGAAATTCCTTTCACACTTGCTGGTGGAACGGACGATTATGCAGTAACAGTTGGTGAACTAGACAGTGCTTACACTGAATTTGCAGATGCAGAAACAGTAGATGTTAACCTAATTATGGCTGGTACATCTCCTGCTGGAACAAATGGTGTAACACACGCAACCAATATGATTGACCTTGCAGAAAAAAGAAAAGACGTTGTAGTATTCATCTCACCTAGAAGAGAAGATGTTGTAAATATTGCAAACTCAACTACACAAGCTGCAAATGTTGTAGGTTTCTTTAATAATCTTGCAAGTTCCTCATACGCAGTCTTTGATAGTGGATACAAGTTTCAATTTGATAAGTTCAATGATGTATTCAGATTTGTACCATTGAATGGTGATATTGCTGGTCTTTGTGCAAACACAGACCAAGTTGCAGACCCATTCTTCTCGCCTGGCGGTTTTAACAGAGGACAAATTCGTGGTGCAGTTAAACTTGCGTTTAACCCAACCAAACCACAGAGGGATATTCTGTATCCTGCTCGAATTAATCCAGTTGTTGCCTTCCCAGGCCAAGGAACAGTGTTATTCGGTGACAAAACCGCTCTTGCAAAACCAAGTGCATTTGACCGAATTAATGTTCGTAGATTGTTTATCTTACTAGAGAAAGCGATTGCAACCGCTGCTAAATTCCAACTCTTTGAGTTCAATGATGAATTCACAAGAGCACAATTTAGAAACTTGGTTGAACCTTTCTTGAGAGACATTCAAGGTAGAAGGGGTATCACAGACTTTAGTGTTGTTGCAGATGGAACTAACAATACTGGAGAAGTAATTGACCGAAACGAGTTTGTTGCAGACATCTTCATCAAACCAGCAAGGTCTATTAACTTCATTCAGTTGAACTTCATTGCAGTGAGAACTGGTGTCGCATTTTCAGAGATAGGGGGGTAGTTAAATGGCAACTTTAGATGAATTTAAAGCAAACCTTATTGGTGGTGGTGCGAGAGCTAACCAGTTTAGAGTAACTTTCAACACGCCCGGCGCAATTGCAACTGGACTTGATGTGCGAAAAGCATCTTTTCTAATCAAAGCAGCTGCATTGCCTGGACAGACAATCGGTGAGATTGCAATTCCATTTAGAGGACGTAACCTCTATATTGCTGGAGACAGAGAATTTGAAGCATGGGAAACCACAGTTATCAATGATACTGACTTCAACATTAGAAATGCAATTGAAAGATGGTTGAACGCAATCAATGATACAGTAACAAATACTGGTCTATCAAATGTTGCAGATTATACTGCTGATTTGACTGTAGAACAGTTAGATAGGGATGACACCGTTCTTAAATCTTACATTCTAAGAAACTGTCAACCTACTGGTACTGGTGCGATTGAGTTAAGTTATGAGACTGCAAATGCTATTGAAGAGTTTTCAGTAACTTGGAGATATTCACACTTTGAAGCCTCTTCAGTTAACTTCTAATAGTCGTACTAAATAGTAGTACGAAAAGGAGTTATTATGGCTGAATTATTTGGTTTCACAATCACTCGTAAAAAAGAAGAAGAGGGAGCGTCTTTCACGCTCCCTACTTCTGATGATGGTGCAGAAGATATTGCTGCTGGTGGTTTCTATTCCTCAACCTATGATATAGAGGGAAAGGATAGAACCCAATACGATTTGATTAAGAGATATCGTAACATATCACAACAACCAGAGTGTGATAGTGCGATTGAAGATATTATAAGTGAAGCGGTTGCATCTAATGAATTTGATGCACCAATTTCGTTAGCCCTAGATGGGTTAAATCAATCCGATAAAGTTAAGAAAAGAATAAGAGAAGAGTTTGACAGAATTCTTCAACTAATGTCCTTTCAAGAAAAAGGTCACGACATATTCAGACGTTGGTATGTTGACGGTAGATTATTCTATCATAAAGTTATTGATACAAAAAATCCAAGAAAAGGTATTACAGAGTTACGTTATCTTGACCCTCAAAAAGTTAAGAAGGTCAGAGAAAAAATTGCTGGTAGACCTAATCCAATTACACAAGTAGAAGAAAAACAAAAAGCAGTTGATTTTTATATCTACAACGAACATGGAATTACTACTGGTGGTTCTATGAGTAATGGTCTTAAAATTACTAAGGACTCTATTGCATATTGTCCATCTGGAATTATTGACCAGAACAGAGGTTCAGTATTATCCTATCTACATAAAGCAATCAAACCAGTTAACCAACTGAGAATGATTGAAGATAGTTTGGTAATCTATAGAATCTCAAGAGCTCCAGAAAGAAGAATATTCTACATTGACGTAGGTAATCTACCAAAGATTAAAGCAGAACAATACCTAAAAGATGTTATGAATCGTTATCGTAACAAACTGGTATATGATGCATCCACTGGTGAGATTAAAGATGATAGAAATCATATGTCAATGTTGGAAGACTTTTGGTTACCAAGAAGAGAAGGTGGTAGAGGTACAGAAATTACTACACTGCCTGGTGGTTCTAATCTTGGTGAGATAGATGATATCATCTACTTCCAAAGAAAACTTTATAGGTCGCTGAATGTTCCTATCTCAAGAATGGAAGCTGAACAAAACTTCTCATTAGGTAGGTCTACAGAGATTACAAGAGATGAACTTAAATTTACTAAGTTTGTACAAAGACTAAGAAAGAAATTTACAGTTCTATTCCACGACTTATTGCGTACACAACTAGTTCTTACTGGTGTGATTGCAGAAGAAGAGTGGGATGCAATGAAAGAACATATCTCATATGATTGGATGCAAGATGGTCATTTCGCAGAATTGCGTGATGCAGAAATCTTGAGAGAAAGACTAGATATGTTGGGAACAGTAGAACCATACCTTGGAAACTTCTTCTCAAAAAGATGGATTCAAAAGAATGTTCTTCGTCAATCAGATGAAGAGATTGAATCAATGTCTAAGGAGATTGAAGATGAAGGTGGTGGTGAAGATGATGACATGATGATGAGTCATAAACCAAAAGGTGAAAAACAAATAAGTGAGGATAAAAAATGAGTAAAGATATAATTGACGCAATTGCATCTGGTGATAATCTTGGTGCAGAATCACAATTCAAAAATGCAATCTCAGCTAAGGTTGGTGATGCATTAGAGAAAAAAAGGGAAGAAGTTGCAAACACAATGGTAACGCAACATATTCCAGAGGTGGAAGATGAAGAAGAGGTTCAATCAGATAGTTCTGCCTGAAAAGGACGAGCATAAAAAATCTAAAGAATATAAGAAACTATCGCCTGCAATGCGTAAAGCGGTAGACCACATCTTTAGCATTATGGATGCGAAACCTTCAGATTTCCTAAATAGTTTTGAAAAGACTATAAAAGATGCCGCTCGTAAGTTTAAAGTGCGTGAAAACGAACTTATGAAGTATTTTGAACGAGAAATGTTAGGAGAATATGCATGATTTTAAAAGGTAGTGCAACCAATGTAACATCAGCAACTACATTGAACAGAGCAACAAGAATAAGAGTTGGTGCAACTAACGCTGGAACTGTGACAATTGCAGCTGCACTTGGAACATTTAATGCACAATCTGCTGTTAATGGTGCAGCTATTACTATCTCAAGTCATGGTTTTACTACTGGAGATGAAGTAACATATTCAGATGGTGGTGGAACTGCAATCGCAGAATTGACAGATGGTGGACAATTTTTTGTAAAGGTAGTTGACGCAAACACAATTAACCTTGCAACTGGAATGACTAATGCACAAGATGGAGTTGTATTAACTTTAACTGATGGCCCTTCCGAAAACCATACAATTACAGCAACTAACACATATGCTGGTACAGTGGTGTTAGTTCAAAACCAAGTTATTATACTGGATAAAAAACCAAGTGATACTATCGCTTGTTCAGCTGCAATGAGTTGTACAGCAGTTGGTAATCAACCATAGGGGATAGTAAAATGAAATTAATATCAGAACATTTTAGTGATGATGTAGAATACATTAAGGAAGAAAGAGAAGACGGTAAAAAATCCTTTAAATTAAAAGGTGTTTTTATGCAAGCCGAAATCAAGAACCGTAATGGTCGTGTCTATCCTATGGAAGTTCTAGAAAAAGAAGTAGAACGATACAACAAAGAGTTTATTGAACAAAATCGTGCGTATGGGGAACTAGGACACCCAGACGGCCCAACAGTAAACTTAGATAAAGTATCTCATATGGTAACTAGTTTAAAACCAGATGGGAAAAACTTTGTTGGTGAGGCAAAAGTTATGTCAACACCAATGGGGAATATTGTATCGAATATTATGGATGATGGTGGTAAACTCGCAGTGTCCTCAAGGGGCATGGGTAGTTTGACCAAAAAGAATGGTGCAAACTATGTCAATGATGATTTCTACCTTGCGACTGCAGCTGATATTGTCGCAGACCCTTCCGCTCCAAATGCTTTCGTAGAAGGTATTATGGAAGGAAAAGAGTGGGTTTGGAACAATGGATTGTTACAAGAACAAGAAGTTGCACGAATCAAGGACGAAATGGAACGTAATGTGCGTTCTAGAAAAGCGAATTACCAAGCACTCGCTTTCGCAAAATTCCTCAAGAAATTATAAGTTATAAATATAGTATAAGAGGATTATTAATATTAATAAGGAGACTCAAATGTCAGAAATCGACAAGACAATTGAAGAACTTGAACAAGAAGTTCTTGCTGACTTGAATGAGGCCGAAATGAAAAAGGATTCTTCCGCTGCCGGTAAAGGTGCAGTGGCCGCTGAACCAATGTCAAAAATGGATTCAGAGGATGAGGATGCTGAGGATTTAGGTGCTCCAGTAGTTAAGGGTGACGAAAAGAAAGCCGATGCTGCTAAGAAAGTCAAACAAGATAGTTCTGTAAAAAGTTCTCAAAAAGGTGACCAAAAAGCCGATTCAGTGAAGGAAGAATCTGAAACTGATGAGGAAGTGGTTGCTGAAGCTAAACTCAAAGAGATGGGTCATGAAGATAAACCCATGACTAAATCTGAAATGGCTGCTGCCATGTCAAAGAAAATTAACAGCATGAAGAAAGTTGACCTACAAGCTGCCTATGATGAAATGATGGGTGACAAAGTAGAGGCAACTGAAGAAGAAGTAGAACTGGAAGGTCTTGCAAAAGCTAAAGAAGCTATTGAAAGAAGACTTGCATCTATTTCTGTTAAAGAAGATGTTGATGCACTCGTAGAAGGTGAAGACCTTTCTGAAGAGTTTAAACAAAAAGCATCTACTATCTTTGAAGCTGCTGTTAAATCAAAAATTCGACCAGAAGTGGAAAGAATTGAACTTGAGAAGACTCAAGAGATTGCAGAAGAACATGAAACATTCAAAACTGAACTCGCAGAAAAGGTTGACGGATACCTTGACTACGTTGTTAAAGAGTGGATGACTGAAAATGAACTTGCAATTGAAAGAGGACTCAAAGGTGAAATTGCAGAAGACTTTATTACTGGTCTAAAAGCATTGTTTGAAGAACATTACATTGATGTTCCAGACGAAAAATATGATATTCTAGAATCACAAGCACAGAAGATTGAAGAACTAGAAGGTAAGTTGAACGATACTATCGGTAAACTTACTGAAAAGAAACAGTCTGAAGATTCACTTGTGCGTGAGGCTGTTATCAAAGAAGTTTCTTCTGACCTTGCAGAAACTCAATCTGAGAAATTTGCTAGTTTGGTTGAAGACGTTGAGTTCACAGACAAAGATTCCTTTGTTGAAAAACTTAACACGCTTAAGGAAAATTATTTCCCTAAGTCAACTCCATCCCAATCTCTTACTGAAGAGAGTGGAGTGGAAACTCAAGAGATTGACATGAGTAACGCTATGGCTGCGTATACTAGTGCAATTAAAAGGTCTGCGCCGTTCATGAATGATGTGAACCCACAGCCTTTTAAAGATGTCAAGAATTAAATTATGATAAATAATACTAATATAGTTAAAGGGGATTAACAAATGTATAATTCAGAAAACTTACAAGAGAAGTGGCAGCCAGTCCTCAATCATCCAGACTTACCTGAGATTAAGGATAATTACAAAAAAGCCGTTACTTCTGTAATCTTGGAAAACCAAGAAAAAGCAATGAAAGAAGACGCTTCTTTCCTTTCAGAGGCCGCTCCTGCGAACTCTGGTATGGGATTAAGTGGCGATATGGGTGCTTATGACCCAATTTTGATTTCACTCGTAAGACGTGCTATGCCTAACTTGATTGCGTATGACGTATGTTCAGTGCAACCAATGACCGGCCCAACTGGTCTTATCTTCGCAATGAAGTCAAAGTTCTCTACCCAAGGTGGTACAGAAGCATTATTCAACGAACCAAATGTTGGTTTCTCAAATGATGATGCTGCTGGTGACCTTAACTCCACTGCAATGACTGGTACTAACCCTGCTGTCCTTAATGACGCATCTGCTGGTACTTACATTACTGGTGGTGCTGACTACGGTTCAACAACTGGTGGTGGTATGACTACTGCTGAAGGTGAAGCGTTAGGTGATGCAGCTGCAAACTCATTTGCAGAAATGGCGTTCTCAATCGAAAAGTCAACTGTGACTGCAAAGTCCAGAGCACTTAAAGCTGAGTACACTATGGAACTTGCACAAGACTTGAAAGCAATTCACGGTCTTGACGCAGAAACAGAATTGTCAAACATTCTGTCTTCAGAAATCCTTGCTGAAATTAACAGAGAAGTAATTAGAACAATCTATATCTCTGCTAAGAAAGGTGCTTCTGTCAACACAACTACTGCTGGTATCTTTGATTTAGATACAGACTCAAACGGTAGATGGTCAGTTGAGAAGTTCAAAGGACTTATGTTCCAAATCGAAAGAGATGCTAACGTAATTGCACAAGAAACTCGTAGAGGAAAAGGTAACATGATTATTACTTCTTCTGATGTTGCTTCTGCATTGCAAATGGCTGGTGTATTAGATTACGCTCCTGCTCTTAACAACAACTTACAAGTTGACGATACTGGAAACACTTTCGCTGGTGTTCTTAACGGTAGATACAAAGTGTATATTGACCCATATGCTGCTAACAACGCTGCTTCACAGTACTACGTTGTTGGTTATAAGGGAACTTCACCATATGACGCTGGTATCTTCTACTGCCCATACGTTCCGCTTCAAATGGTTCGTGCAGTTGGTGAGAATACTTTCCAACCGAAAATCGGTTTCAAAACTCGTTATGGTGTTGCTCAAAACCCATTCGCTACTTCATCTGCTACAGATGTTGTGCCTGGTGCAAACGACAACACATACTACAGACGAGTTCAAGTCGCAAACATTATGTAATCATAATAAGAAACGACTTAAATCAGAACTTAAAGGGGGGGTTTTACTCCCCCTTTTTTTATGTGCATTATAAATACTAGTAGGAGAAAAACATGGCGACTACTATAAATGCACTTGCAAGACAACCCACAGAGTTGGACTATGCAGACCCTACAAAGTTTAAGTTTAGTATTACTAAGCTTCCATTAGTTGAATATTTTACAACACAAGCAAACATCCCAGGCATTAGTCTTGGGGAGTCAATCTTTCCTACACCCTTTAAACAAGTTCCAGTTATGGGTGATGACCTTACATTTGATAATTTAGAGATTACCTTTTTGGTAGATGAAAAATTAAATAACTATAGAGAACTTCACCAGTGGTTGGTGGGTATTGGATTTCCAAAAGCAAGAACACAATTTAGTTCTTTTAAGAAAGATGAATCATCATCATTTCCGACTGCTGAATCTGTAAAAGGTGAAGCTACAAACCCAGGCGTTGCAAGTGGTGTACAAGCAATGTATGGTGATGCAACTCTTACTGTAATGACAAGTAAAAATAATCCAGTAATGGAAGTGAGATTTTCTGATTTGTATCCAGTTGCATTAGGTGGTCTTGCGTTTAATCAACAAGAAGGTGATATAACTTATTTGACTGCAACAGCAACTTTTACATATAAGTTATATGAAATGTTTACTATATAATATTAGGTGGTGGATATATCTTGAACAACAGTTTTTTATATTGAAACGAGTTTTCATTAAATATAGAAAAAGCTAGACAATCCACCACCGTTTTGAATTGAGGATTATAATATGGATTTGGAACAATTACAAAAAGAGGCTGAAAAAGACCTCAAGATAGATAGAGAACAACTGGATATCGAATCACTTAAAACTCCAGAACTCTATGGTAAGTATTTAAAAATATTTACTCGTTGGAACTTGTTATCAAAACAAGCAGACGCAGAATATAAAAAACTTCTAAGACATAAATGGGAATACTATTCTGGTAAATCAGACCCAAAGGTTTATCAAGAAAAACCGTTTGATTTAAAAATACTTAAACAAGATATTCCCACCTACCTTGAAAGTGATGAAGAATTAATACAAGCTAAACATAAAGTGGATTACCATAATTCTATGTGTGATTATGCAGAAAGTATTTGTAAGATGATGAACAATCGTGGATTTCAAATAAAAAATGCGATTGATTGGAAAAGGTTTATGGAAGGTTCACTTTGATAATTTCAAAGAAAAATGACGTATATGTAAAGGTAGATACTGAACCTAATATTGGAAGAGAACTAGTAGACTTCTTTACCTTTGAAGTTCCAGGCGCTAAATTCATGCCTACATACAAAAGTCGTGTATGGGATGGAAAGATTCGTTTATACAATCAAATGACAGGCGAAATTTATTTTGGTCTTGTACCTTATGTTGAAGAGTTTGCAAAACGTAATGACATAAGTATTGAATATGGAGAAGGAGTAAAAGATGAAGGAGAACATAGAGATGCAGTCTTGGGTGGATTTGTTAGAAGAGTGTCACCTAAGTCCAATGGAAAAAGTTTACAACTTCGTGATTACCAAATGGATGCATTTGTTCATGCAGTCAGAAATAATCGGAGCCTTTCTCTTAGTCCTACTGCTTCTGGCAAGTCACTTATAATTTATTTATTGAGTAGATGGTATGAGTCTAACAGAGTCCTTATACTTGTTCCTACAACATCTCTTGTGGAACAGATGTACACCGATTTTCTTGATTATGGTTATGTTGAATCAAAGATGCAAAAGATATATCAAGGTCATTCAAGAGAGATTACAAAAGAGGTAACTATCTCCACATGGCAGTCTTTGTATAAGATGCCTAAAAAATACTTTGAACAGTTTGGATGTATTCTGGGAGATGAAGTACATTTATTCAAAGCTAAGTCACTTACAAATATTATGAATAAAATGCATCAAACACAGTATCGTCATGGATTTACTGGAACTCTTGATGGTATGCAAACACACAGATTAGTACTAGAGGGCTTGTTTGGTTCTGTAAACAAAGTTACATCAACAAAAGAATTGATGGACAAGAAAACACTTGCAAAATTAAATATCAAGTGTATAGTGTTGCAATACCCAGATGCAGATAGAAAATTTATGAAAGATATGAATTATCAAGATGAGGTGGACTTATTAGTTCGTGATGAAAGAAGAAATAAGTTTATTGTAAACTTGACAACTCATCTAAAAGGTAATACACTAGTATTATTTCAGTTTGTTGAAAAACATGGCGCAGTCTTGTATGATATGATGAAAGACCTAGATAGAAAGGTATTTTATGTATGGGGTGGAACAGACACAAAGACAAGAGAAGATATTCGTGAAATTACAGAAAAAGAGAAAGATGCAATTATCGTTGCATCATATGGTACGTTCTCTACTGGTATTAATATTCGTAACTTACACAATGTCGTGTTCTCATCACCATCCAAAAGTAGGATTAGAGTCTTGCAATCTATTGGAAGGGGATTGCGAACAAATCAAAATAAGTCTGGAGCTACCCTTTTAGATATTGCAGATGACTTAACTTGGAAATCTAGACAGAACTTCACATTAAGACATTTTATGGAACGAATAAATATATACAATGAAGAAGAGTTTGATTATGAAATCAAAAATCTACCAATAGAAAGTTAAGAGATGAATACTAAGATATTAAAACTTACGAATGGAGATGAGATTATTACTACATTAACAGCTGTTAAAGATAACAGTGTTGTCACTGCACACAATCCATTAAAAATCAATAGTTACCCAAGAGTATCTAAAAAGGGTATTGAAGAATCAATGGCCTTATCTCGTTGGGTTGCATATGGTGAGAACGATAGTTGTGAAATTATTAAGAATAACATTGTCGCAGTAACAACTGCTTCTATTGGTATTAGTAAGTTTTATGACTATTGTGTTCTACGAATGAAACAAGGTAGAAGTGCCCACCTCGCACTTCAAGAACCTACAGATGAACAACTACAACAGATTGAAGATGAATTAAGAGAAGAACTAATGGATGAATATGATTTTGACCCATCAGATACTATACATTAAAGCATTATCTTCAAACCCTACATAGAGAAATATACCCTATTGTCAAGTCAAAGTCAAGTCTTTTTTCAAAAATAATTAAGTTAATTTATGACTTGACTTTAATTACAACATCTGGTATATTATGTATAAATCTAACAAGGATATGGAGTCGTGACGAAAAAAACAAAACCACATTATGTAAACAATAAAGAGTTTCTACAGGCGATGATAGAGTGGAATGACCGTTGTAATGTAGCTAAAGAAAAGGGTGAACAACAACCCCCAATCACTAATTACATTGGTGAGTGTTTTCTGAAGATTGCAAATCATTTATCCTATCGTCCTAATTTTATCAACTATACTTATCGTGAAGAAATGATTAGTGATGGTATTGAGAACTGTCTACAATATGTACACAATTTTAATCCAGAGAAATCTAATAATCCATTTGCATATTTTACACAAATAATATATTATGCATTTCTTAGACGTATACAAAAGGAAAAGAAACAATCTCATGTAAAGAATAAGATTATTGAAAATATGAATGTAGATATGTTCTTAGTACAAGAAGAAAATGGAGAAGTCCAAAACAATCCATATACAGAATATCTACAGAAAAACTATCTTCCAGATGAAGATGTTTATAAACCCAAGAAGAAGAAAGATAAACCAAAAGGATTAGAATTATTTTATAATGAAGATAGCACTGATAACTGATACTCACTTCGGTGCGAGAAATGATAGCCTACCATTTAATGAATACTTTTATAAGTTTTGGGAAGAGATATTTTTCCCTATAATTGATAAAAAAGGTATTGACACTATCATTCATTTAGGTGATACTATGGACAGACGTAAGTTTGTTTCATATAAGATTGCAAATGATTTTCGCACACGATTCATTCAACCACTTGTCGATAGAAAGATTGATACACATATTCTTATTGGTAATCACGATACCTATTATAAGAATACTAATGAAGTAAACTCTCTTGCAGAGTTGGTTGGTAACAAATACGATAACATAAAGTTCTATGAAGAAAACTGTACAGTAAACTTTGGTAATGTTCCAATCTTTTTCTGTCCTTGGATTAATGCAGAGAACTATGGTTCAACCATGAAAGGTATTCAAGAAACAAACGCAGATGTTTGTATGGGTCACCTAGAGATTAATGGTTTTGAAATGCACAAAGGTCATTACTCTGAAGCTGGTTATCCTAAAGAAATGTTCAAGAAGTTTGATACTGTATTCTCTGGACACTTTCATAAGAAGTCTGATGATGGTCACATCTATTATCTTGGTAACACTTACCAGATGACATGGAGTGATGATAACTGTCCTAAAGGTTTTCATATCTTTGATACGGTAGATAAAAGTTTAGAAAGAATAATCAATCCCTTCACAATATTTGAAAAAATCTACTATGATGATACAAATACAGATTATAATAAGGTAGATGTGTCACAATATAAAGATAAGTTCATAAAACTTGTAGTTGTTAATAAAAAAGACTTGTACCAGTTTGATAGATTTACTGATAGGTTGTTGCAAGAACAAACTCATGAGGTAAAGATTGTTGAGGACTTTTCTGACTTGGATGCAGAGAATGTATCTGATGATATTGCAGAGAATACTCAAGATACAACCACACTCTTAGAAAAGTACATTGATGAACTTGATGTAGACTTGGATAAGAAACGATTGAAAAATACTATGAAGGCTCTCTATCTAGAAGCCTGTGACTTGGAGTTATAAGTTTGGTTATATTTAATACTGTGAGGTGGAAGAACTTCCTATCTACTGGAAACTCTTTTACCGAAATTCAACTTGACCAGAATCCATCTACACTTGTTGTAGGTGAAAATGGTGCTGGTAAATCAACTATTCTAGATGCGTTGTGTTTTGTTCTGTTTAACAAACCTTTTAGACAAATTAGTAAATCTCAACTACTTAATTCTATTAATCAAAGAGAAGCTGAAGTAGAGGTAGAATTTACTACACAGAATAAAAAGATAAAGATTATTCGTGGTATCAAACCTAACAAGTTTGAAATTTATGTTGATGGTGTGATGATTAATCAAAATGCAAATGCAAAAGATTATCAGAAACACCTAGAACAACAAATACTTAAATTCAACTATCGTTCATTTACACAAGTTGTAATTCTTGGTAGTTCTACGTTTATACCTTTCATGCAACTTAATTCAAAAGCTCGTAGAGAGGTTGTAGAAGATATCCTAGATATTAAGATATTTTCTTTGATGAACCTTGTTCTTAAAACAAAGGTAAGAGAAGTTAATACAAACATCACTGATACTAATTACACAAAAGACCTTACTCAAAGTAAGATAGAGATGCAAGAGAAGTACATTGAAGATTCTAAAAACAATAGAGATACTATTCTCACTGAAAAGACAAATCTTATTTCAACTAATGAAGAAGAAATCTTCGCAAACAAAAAGAAAGAAGAAGAGCTTCAACAATCCACCGATACCTTTTTGGAGGCGATGAGGGGTGAAGATGTTATTATTACAAAAAGAGATAAACTAAAAGATGTACAGTTTTCTTTAAAAGATAAACATAGCCGTGAAAGTGCATTGATTAAATTCTTTGAAGAGAATAATGAATGTCCAACTTGTGAACAACATATTGACGAAACTTTTAAATCAGAGAAGATTAAACAGAACCAAACTTCAGTTGCAAAACTTACTGAGGGTTTACAGAAAATGTCTGATGAGATGAATAAAGTTGAAGATAAAGTAAAAGACTTTAAAAATCTTGCAAAGACAATTCAAAAGAACCAAGTTGAAATGCAGAAGTATCGCAGTGCAATTACTCAACTAGAAAAGTTTAATTCAACTCTTGAATCTGAAATCAAACAGATAGTAGATAAAGAAGTTGCAGAAGAAGATATCAAGAAACTTGCAAGACTTCAAGAGAAGTTAGATAGTTATGAATCTTCTGCACAGAAACTAAAAGAAAAGCTGTTCTATTTTGATGTTGCAAAAAACTTATTGCAAGATTCTGGTATTAAAACTAAGATTGTAAAACAGTATCTTCCTATCATGAATAAGTTGATTAACACTTATCTATCATCTATGGATTTCTTCGTTAACTTTAATATTGATGAAAACTTTAACGAAACAATTAAATCAAGGTTTCGTGATGACTTCACTTATGCAAACTTTTCTGAAGGTGAGAAGATGCGTATTGACCTTGCATTACTATTTACATGGAGAGCTATCGCAAAGATGAAAAACTCTACAAATACTAATCTATTAATCTTAGATGAAATATTTGATAGTTCACTTGATACAGATGGAACTGATGCGTTCCTAAAAATCTTGGGTACATTTGATAAAGAAAATGTATTTGTGATTTCTCACAAACAAGATATGTTGTTTGATAAATTCAGACACACGGTTAAATTTGAAAAAACTAGAAACTTTAGTAAGGTGGTATAATGAAACAGAGTGAAAGATTTTATGAACTATTAGAAGATATGAAAAGAACACATGATGCAAAACGTCATGACTACGCAAGTACAGAAGATGTATTCGCAAACTTTAGACATTGTGAAATCGCTGGTATTCCAGCATGGAAAGGTGTTGCAGTCCGTATTAGTGATAAGTTTAGTCGTATCATGGGATTTGCAAGAAAAGAACGTCTAGAGGTAAAGGACGAAAGTATTAAGGATACTTTGGTTGATATGGCAAACTATGCTCTTATTGCACTAATTCTTTATGAGGAAGACAATGGGAAAAAGAAGTGATTTTGAAAGAATACCTAGAGATTACTATCCAACACCATATGAAGCAGTTCTACCACTAGTACCACACTTACCACAGAAACCATTCTCGTTTGCAGAGCCTTGTGCTGGTGATGGTAGACTTATAGAACACATATCTAAACATGGTGGTGATGTTAGATACGCATATGATGTAGAACCTAGAAGTGAATGGGTCAAAGAGGCTGATGCACTTACTCAAGGGTATACTCAATGTCAATACATTATTACAAACCCTCCTTGGAATCGTAAAATTCTACATCCCATGATAGAACACTTTGCAGACTTCAAACCAACATGGTTACTATTTGATGCAGATTGGATACACACTAAACAATCAATTCCCTACTTGACAATGTTGAAAAAGGTTGTTAGTATAGGAAGAGTCAGATGGATAGAAGGAACTAAAAGTGTCGGTAAAGACAACTGTTGTTGGTATCTCTTTCACAATACCCAAATGGTCAAACCCATTGAATTCTGGGGTAGAAATTAATTAAAAAAAGTGCTTGACTTTGTTCTGATAACATGGTATGATTAATCATAATCAAAAAGAAAGGATTGTTTATGATTAAAACGAATAAAATACCAGAACTTTGTGGGTGGATAGGAATGATTCTTATTCATGGTGCAACGGCTCCAACATCCATTTCGGTATTGATGGGGTGGTCAACTAATTTACCCCCATTGAATTTTATACTACTAATATGGTTAGGACTATTTCTGTTTCTAGTAAGAGCGATTTATGCTAAAGATACATTATACATTGTATCTAATGCTATAGGATTTGCACTAAACAGTTTATTGTTAAGTTTAATTGCATTTAATTAAAAAAAGTGCTTGACTTTGTTCTGATAACATGGTATAGTATATACATAATCAAGAGAAAGTGAGTCGCAAATGAATGAAATTACACAATTACAGAAAGAATATACTTTCTTTTCAGATATGTTAAAAAGTCTGGAAAAGAAGAAAAAGAAGACGCCTGGCAATGGTTTTGCAATGATGAAGTGTAAAGAAAAGATTGCAGAACTTGAAGCAATATTTGATGATATTGACTATGCAGCTCAAATAACTTACGATTAATTGAAAAAAAGACTTGACTTTGTTGTCAGAACATGGTATAGTATATACATAATGAGAGTTGAGGATTCGGAAAATGATGTGACGATATTCTAAGGACGGAAACAGTGCGAGTAGGTTCTCCCCATATGAATTGAAAGCTATGTCCACACAAGGTGATATGGGGGCACACTAGCTAAAAGCCCTGACTAGTGTGATGACACTGATGCGACCAGACTAAAAGCCAGGCATTTTTAAAAAAAGACTTGACTTTGTTGTGATAACATGGTATATTATAAGAGAATTAAGAATCAGTCATAAAGGAGAGAAAATATGGCACATATGGTAGAAACAATGGCATACGCTGGTGAGTTGCCATGGCATGGTCTTGGAGTGAAGGTCATTGACGATTTAACACCAGAACAAATGATGCAAAAAGCAGGGGTTAATTGGTCTGTTGAAAAACAAGATATGATTACTTCTGGTGGTTCAACTATTACAAACAAACAAGCACTTGTCCGTTCATCTGACGGTTCAGTTCTTGATGTAGTTGGTAAGGGTTGGAATCCAGTTCAGAACGCAGATGCTTTCAATTTCTTTGAAGAGTATGTTCGTGCTGGTGATATGCAGATGCACACTGCTGGTTCACTGAATGATGGTAAAATGGTTTGGGCTCTTGCAAAGACAAACGAATCATTTGAACTTTTCAATGGTGACGTAACAGAGAATTACTTTTTGTTCTCAAATCCACATGAGTTTGGTAAAGCGATTGATATTCGTATGACACCAATTCGTGTTGTTTGTAATAACACATTGACACTATCTCTTAGTAAAGAGAGTGATGCAATGGTTAAAGTTAACCACCGAAAAGAGTTTGACTCTGCTGAGGTTAAAGAACAAATGGGTATCGCAAAAGAAAAAATGGAACAGTACAAAACAATGGCTGAATTCCTTGGTTCAAAACGATACACATCTGAGAACATTGTTCAGTACTTCAATGAAGTGTTCGGTTCGCCTGCAAAGGAAAAAGTAGACGGTGTACTTCCATTTACTTCCAACAATGCAAAGATTGCTATGGAAAACTTGGATACACAGCCTGGTGCAAACTTTGCTCAAGGTTCATTCTGGAACGCATTTAACACTGTCACTTTCATGACAGACCATGTTCAAGGACGTTCAAATGATGGACGAATGACTTCATCTTGGTATGGACGAAATCGTAGGGTCAAGTTGAAAGCACTTGACAAAGCTCTGGAATATGCAGAAGCTGCCTAAAAAAAGTTTTGTGTGGGGGTTGATTTTTGAAAATTAATCCCCATATAAATATAGGTGTAGATGCGAATTATCGGTCTGCACATTAATCTTGCTTAATAAAGGAGATAAACTATGACAAATTTAAGCACACTTAGAAACGCTCTTCAGGCGTTTGATTACAACCACATGACTCCCTACGCAGTAGGTTTCGATAGACAGTTCGATAGATTGTTTGATTACGTTACACATCAAGCAGAATCAACTGGTGGTTACCCACCTTACAACATTCAAAAGACAGAGGATTACAAATTTGAAATTGAAATGGCTCTGGCTGGTTTCAGTAAGAAAGATATTGAAATTGAAGTTGCAGAAGGTGTTCTTACAGTAAAATCACTAAAAGAAAAAGACAGTGGTTCTACTGATGATTACACACTTTACAAAGGTATCTCACAGAGAAACTTTACAAGAAAGTTCACTCTTGCAGATGATATTGTAGTAAAGGGTGCAGAACTTAAAGATGGGATGTTGACTATCTCATTGGAGAGAATTGTACCAGAGGAGAAAAAACCTCAACTAATTACTATCAAGTAATTGATAGAAATACTGAGGGGTGACTTGACATTGCCCCTCTTTTATGTTATAGTCAATTATTAAATCATGATAAAAGGAGAATATATTATGAGTAGACCTAAAATGTCTAAAAAGCAGAAGGTACTAAACCTTCTAACAAAAGGTGAAAATGTGACTTGGAAAACTTTGAGAAAAAGATTTGACCTTGTATCACCAACTAAAATGATTGATACTCTAAAGAGTGAAGGTCATTGTATCTATACAAACGACACTGCAAAAGGTGTTGCATATAGATTGGGAGCTCCTTCTAGGGAAATCCTATCTGCTGGTATTGCATCCGTACTTGGTACAAAGTACGCATACTAAACTGAACTTGGAGAGGGGGGTCTTCCCCCTCTTCCCAATATTATATTATGGAGTTTACATTTGAAAATCTTTGGTAAAGAAAAAGAAGAAAAGCCTGTCGTAGAAGATAAGTTAATTAACTACAAATATTCTGAAGATAGGATTCTTAAAGAACTTGCTGAGTATGTTGATTCAACATATAATCAGCACTATTCCCAAAACAAATTTCAAGCTACTGAATTTATTCTAGACTCTGGACATGGAACTGGATTTACTATTGGTAATATCCTAAAATATGCACAGCGTTATGGTAAAAAAGGTAGTAGGGAAGATGCAAGAAAAGACTTGCTAAAAGTAATCCACTATGGTATAATCGCATTACATAATCATGACAAGGAGAAAAATTGATATGAAACTTAGTAATGATACTAGAGAAGTGTTGAAGAACTATTCAACAATCAACGCTAATCTATTGGTGACATCTGGTAATCAGATTGCAACAATGTCTCAAATGAAGAACATTGTATCCAAAGCAACTCTACCAGATACATTTGAAACGGAATTCGCAATCTATGATTTGAACGAGTTCCTATCTGCAATGTCATTGTTTGATGACCCAGAGTTAGACTTTGGTGATAGTAGTGTAAAAATCTCACAAGGTGGTCAATCACTGAATTACTTTTACAGTGACCCAACTGTTGTGACTACACCAAAATCTGATATCACAATGCCTGACCCAGATGCAACCTTTACACTTAAACAAAGTGTATTCAATCAAGTATTGAAAGCTTCATCTGTTCTTGGTGTTCCAGATATGGTTCTGGATGTAGATGAAACTGGTCATATGAACCTTAGAGTTTCAGACCGAAAGAATGATACTTCAAACAGTTTTAGTGTTGAAGTTGGAGAAGGTGGTACGCCTAATCAGAAGTTTTTCTTCAAGGTAGAAAACTTGAAGTTACTTTCTGGTGACTATGAAGTTAAGGTATCATCTAAAGGTATCTCAAACTTCAAGAACATCAACAAAGATGTAGAATACTTTATCGCACTAGAAGCTGCTTGAGGAATAGTTTATGAATGAAATATTATGGGTAGAGAAGTATCGTCCACAAACGATTAGTGACGCAATACTTCCATTTGAGTTGAAACAAACATTTCAACAATTCGTAGACAATCAAAACTGTCCTAACTTACTGTTGTCTGGTTCTGCTGGTTGTGGTAAGACAACAGTTGCGAAAGCGATGTTAGAGGAACTTGGTTGTACTTATATGATGATTAACGGTTCTGAGGAATCTGGTATTGATGTTCTTAGAAACAAAATCAAGAACTTTGCGAGTACTGTCTCTATGGATGGTAAACGTAAGTATGTAATCCTAGATGAAGCAGATTATCTAAATCCACAATCCACACAGCCTGCGTTGCGTGGGTTCATAGAAGAGTTCAGTAAGAACTGTGGATTTATTCTGACTTGTAACTTCAAGAACCGTATCATTGAACCACTTCATAGTCGTTGTTCAAGTATTGAGTTTCGTATTCCTAAAGAAGAGAAACCACAACTTGCAATGGAGTTTATGAATAGGTTAGAAGTAATCCTAAATAATGAACAGATACACTATGATAAAAAAGTAGTTGCATCACTTATTCAAAAGTTCTTCCCAGATTGGAGAAGGGTTCTTAATGAGTTGCAACGATATAGTGCAAGTGGAACAATAGATGCTGGAATACTGGTTAACTTATCTGAAGACTCAATCAAGGAACTTCTTACATTCCTTAAAAGTAAAGAGTTTTCCAATGTTCGTAGATGGATTGTCAACAATCTTGATAATGACCCAAGCCGTATTTATCGTAGGATTTACGATTCCCTTTATGATAATCTGGTGCCTTCTACTATCCCCCATGCTGTTGTTATACTTGCTGATTATAGTTACAAGTCCGCCTTTGTTGCAGACCAAGAAATAAATCTTCTTGCGTGTATGACAGAATTGATGTCTCAAGTGAAGTTTAAGTAATGGCCTATGAACTAAA